CTACCGCGCCGAACGCAAGAATGTTTGTGACGCCGCCAACGTAAGGCGGGAACGGCCCTACGTTTGGCCCGATGGTCGAATTATCAATCTCGCCAGAAGTAAATCGCGTTCCACTCACCACCGGATTCGTAAATCCGATGATCCAGTTGTTGGTCGAGACGTAAAGCGAGCCTGCGGGATTGCCGGGGCTGTCGCCGATGTAACCAGCCGAATACCAAGGTTCATTCTGCGGAAAAAGTCCATACCCACCGTTTGCAAAGTCCCCCGTGTCAAACTCAAAAACTACGAAGGGTAAATAACTCAGCGCCGGGTCATTCGTTCCCCACCTGCCCGCTGTGTTAGTGAGCAGATACACCAAGTCACCGCTCCCCGCGAAGTTGATGTTGCTCGACTGCAAACTCCATTGCCCGTCCAGCGCCGGGACATACGCTCCATACACCCAAAAATTGGTCACATCACCCAGACCGTTCGTCGCCGGACCCAGCGAATACACCGCGTTTGTAGGACTGCCAACCAGCGTCAGGTTGTAAGCCGTCCCGCCCTGCTGGGCGGAGTTGGTCCCGCCTGTGCTGTTGACCACAAACACGTTGCCGTTGGAGGTTTTGTTCGTGACCACCGTTATGCCCGTCCCCGGAGCAACCCAAGCCGCCGGGCCGGGAATGTTCACAATGACTGGATGCCCCCCGCCCCCGCCGTTAATCGGAATGGGGGACTGGGCAGAGGCAAAAAGTGGCGCAAGACAAAACAAAACCGACAGTGGCCATTTCATAAGTTCATTTGACAAACTGCGTTTCATAAGGCATTACACCATGAAACGTGCCCGCGCAACCGGATTTTTGCGCCAATCGCACACCATGCCGCCGCCACTCGACAAATACGGGATGCTCTGGCCAGCCGACGTTGACCCGCTCTGGCTTGAGTTCGAGTGCATCCGGCGCGGCGGGAAATGGACCGAGGGCGGCAAAGAGTGCGGGGCCGGCATGTTCCACCATTTGATGGAGGCCAGAAGGATTGTTTGGCCCAGCCGATACCGACATCGCTGGACAGACCTGATGTACACCGAGTTCATCCGAAACGACGTGACAATTCTAATGGGAGCCGCCAGCGCGCAAAAAACCAGCCACGCGGTCGAATACGCAATCTTGAACTATTGGGCAAGACCGGAGAACACGCTGGTAATCCTGTCCACAACCAGTATGGACAAACTGGACATTGGAATCTACGCAGAATTGTCCATGTTGTGGAAGCAGGGCCAAGACCGGCACCCCTGGCTTGCCGGAAACCTCCTTGCGCATAAGCGGGCCATCACCACTCAAAACCTTGAACTGGACGACATGCGGGATTTTCGCAAAGGAGTGATTTGCCGACCCTGCTATGTCGGAGGCCGCTGGGTCGGGCTGGGAATCCTCGCCGGCGTCAAGCAGGACTACATATTTTATGTGGCCGACGAACTTCAATTCATGGAGGCGACATTTGGAGCATCCTGGCCCCATCTATTCAGCAACGGTGAAGTGAAAATCATCGGCTCAGGAAACCCAAAGCATGACCCGGAGGACGAATTAAGCCGGTCAGCGGAACCAAAAGACGGCTGGGCCTCGCATCCCGAGCCGCAAAGAACGGAGGTTTGGGACACGAAGTTTATGGGCGGGCGTTGTGTGAATCTGGTTGGAACGGACAGCCCGAATTTCGATGTGAAGGACGGACAGCCGGAGCCGTTCAAAGGGTTAATTGGACGCAAGTTTGCCAAACGTATTGCCCACGATCATGGCCCGGATTCATTCGAGTTTTACCGGCTGGTAAAAGGCGTGATGAAAATGGGTTTTGCCCTGTCACGAGTCATTACCCGACAGCTTTGCGTCGAACATCACGCGCTGGAAAAGGCTGAGTGGAAGGACGATAAGCGCACAAAAGTCTATATGCTCGACCCAAGTTACGGCGGAGAAGATCGCTGTGTGGGCGGCGCTTTGGAGTGGGGCACCGGATTGAATGGAAAAACCCTGATTCGGGTGCTGGGGTTCCGTGTGTATCAGTTCAACCTGTCCACCGGGAAAAAGGAAATTGAGGACCAGATTGCCGACATCTTGAATGAGGAATTGGACAACTACGACATTCCCCCCGATAACTCCTTTTATGACGCAACAGGCAAGGGAACGCTCGGCATGGCCTTTGCCAAGAAGTTCAAGGCCAATCCGCCTGTTGCGATTGATTCGGGGGCGCAACCAACCCGCCGGCCCGTGCGTAAGGATTTGAAAGTTGAGGGTCAGGACGGCCAGCCCCGCCTCAAGATGTGCTTCGAGCACTACTCCAAGTTTGTCAGCGAAATGTGGTTTTCGGTGCGCTACACCATCATGGCCGGCCAGTTCCGGGAGTTGCCGGAGGAAATAATGAAGGAGGGCTGCGCCCGGATTTACAACGTAGTCGCCGGGAACCGGATTGAGGTTGAACCCAAGAGCGACCCCAAAAAGAAAGAGGACTTGAAGCGGCGGCTGGGCAAATCTCCCGACTTGTTCGACATGCTTTGCATCGGAGTTGAGGGCGCTCGCCAGCGCGGGTTTGAAATTGAGGAACTGAGCAATAGCGAGTCGGACAACAAAAAAGAAGATGACTTTTTTGAAAAAGAGGCTAAAGAATGGGCAGACACGGTTGAAGCAAAACTGCTGAATCATTCGTGAAAACAATATGTGCCGCCTGTCCAGTTACGATGTCACCCCGCCCGGAGGCTACGCATTCGAGCAAACCGAAGGCATCCCGCGCAGCTTCCCCGCCCTGCCCACCATCGAATCTCAGGCGCAGGCTGTGTCTGGATTTCGCCGAGGAAACGGCCTTCCCCGTTCCAGTTTGCGAGAGAGCATTACCGATGTGGACCGCTACTGCGCCAATGTCCTGTTGCACTGTCACCGGCGCTGGACTGTTCCGGTTGATCCAACTGCGGACACCATTGCCACGGCGGTTGGACCCGCCCAGGGCGAGAAATGCAAAGGCTGCGGCGCTGAGATAAAATGAGTCTGCTCGAAAAACTCAAGGACGACATCGAGGGCGCAAAGTTGCTCAAGGACTGGCTGGGGGGCAACGGCATCCCGGTGTCGCAAATACACGCCGATCACCGCGCCTATGCCTGTGCCCACGGAAATGCGGGTGAACCGTGCCCGCTCAATAAAGAGCCGGGCTGGTGGGACCGGGTAAAGAGCGTTATTGCCAACTGGATTCGCGCTGAGTTGGAATTGAAGAACCACCTTAACATGCGTGTGGCGAATGAGGACGAAGTTAATATGTGCGCCGCCTGTGGGTGTTGCATCAAGCTCAAGGCGTGGACTCCAATTCGATACATAAAAGACCACACGCCACCCAAAAAAATAGCCAAGACACCATCGTACTGCTGGATGAGGAAAGAGATCAATGAACTTTAGCAAACCACAGAAGGTCCAACAGACGATTCGTGAGGGCGACGCCGTTGAGTTTATCCGCCAGAAAAACCGAGTCAAAGTCACCGACGCCGCCAACTGCAATCCGCCCCTCACCAAAGAAGAAGCCAAGAAACTGGGCGTGAAGATTAACGTCAACTGGGGCAGCCTGCTCGTTCTTCTTTCCCATGCCCGCCGCCAATACCTGACCGCGTTCTTGAGCAACCAGCATTTCTTCAAGGTGTCCATGCCTTACGCGCCCAAGGAAAGCCGGAGTGAATGGGAAGCCTTCGTGACCGAGGAAATAAATAAGGTGATGCGTAACTCGCTCAAGTATTTCGAGCACCATCGCTCCCGCTGGGCCAGTGTTGTGACGCACGGTGTCGGTCCGATGATTTGGTATGGCAAAGACGGTTGGTGCCCCGAGTTTAAGGCCATGTCGGATTTGCGGGTTGCCACGGATACCACACTCGACTTTGAAAACCTTGGCTGGTTTGGGGTGCGCGAGATTTACACGCCCTTCCAGTTGGTGGACGAAGTGTTTAATAACCGTCCAAACAACCATTGGAGCAAGAAAGACGTTCAGTCCATACTCAAGAATTACAAAGAGATCAATTTTGTCGAGGCCAGCCAGAATTATGATTGGGAGAACTCGCCCGAGAAGCTGGCTGAACTGATAAAGCAAGACGGCGGATATTTCAGCGGAGACGCCATGCCGGGGATACCGCTGTGGCATTTCTACTTCAAAGACGAAGGCGGATGGTACATGCGGGTCGTGCCGGAGAGCGGCGCGGTTCGAGGGCCGGAGCCGGAGGGATTTCTTTGGGAAAGCGATGTCCCGATTGCGGCGCGGAGAGATCAAATAATGCAATGCCAGTTCGGAGACCTGACCACCGACGCCCCGTTCAAATATCATTCCGTGCGCTCGCTCGGATACATCCTGCTTGAGCCTGAGTTTTACGACAACCTGACCCGCTGCCGGCTCTTGCAGCACATCCACGACAATTTCAACATCTGGCTACGGAGCACCGACCCTGCCGACCGGGCCAGGGCTTCCGTCCAGGAGTTTGCCAACCTGTCCGTGCTCAAGCCGGGCCTGACGGTGGTTCCTCAAAACGAGAGGCATCAAATCAATTCGGACCTTGTTGAAATGGCGATGGCCCAGCTTCAACAGTTGAAGCAAAACGCTTCGTCCACCTACACGCAGCAGGTGGACACCGGGACCAAGAAAGAGCAGACCGCATTTGAGACCTCGGTGAAGATGCAGCAGGTGAACGCCATGCTCGGCGGCTTGCTGTTGACAGCGGGGAAGTACGCCAAGTTTGAGTATAAGGAGGAATGCCGCCGGTTCTGCCTGTCCAGGTCCTATGACAACGACATCAAGACGTTCCAAAAACGCTGCAAGGAATTTGGAATCCCACGCCGATACCTCAACGTGGACCTGATAGAAGTCGAGCCGGTGTTGCCGATTGGTTCGGGCAACCCGACGGTGGCGCACGCGGCGGCACAGGAATTGATGCAGAACCGCATGGCATACGAGCCGTCGGCGCAACAGGCCATTCTGCACGAGTTCACCCAAATCGTCACCGGCGACGCCCGAAAGGCGGCAGAATGGGCGCCCGTCGGCAAGGTCAAGGACGTTACCGCGGGAGCCGAATACATATCCGGCGTGTTCGGCACTTTGATGCAAGGCGTTCCGGTTCATCCGCCCGAGAAGATTTCGCCCATCGAACAGATTGAGGCGCTGATACCGTTATTCGCCGCCAAGATCGCCATTATCGAGAAGCGCGACAACGTGGGCAAGCCGGACGAAATCATGGGCCTGCAAAACGTG